GCCCGAGCAAGCAGCTGGAGAACCTCGTGCTCTCGGAGAAGATCCGCCACGGGAATCATCCGGTGCTGTCGTGGATGGCTGGCAACGTGGCAGTGCAGACCGACCACCAGGGCAACATCAAGCCGAGCAAGGCCAAAAGCACAGAACGCATTGACGGCATCGTCTCGCTGGTGATGGGCCTCGGGCTTCACGCCGTGGCGACTGCGAAACCAGCCGAGCAGAACTGGGACATCATCACCCTATGACCACCGAAAACGCCGTCGCCGATTACAAGATGTTCGACCTGCGTGGCATCGAGTGGACTGAGTCTGCGTCGAATCGCACGCCGGCCGGCATTCGCGTCAACGCGGACAACTCGATGGCGTGCTCTGCGTACACGGCCTGCATTCGGGTGATCTCGGACGCTGTCTCGGCCCTGCCGCTCCACGTCTACGAGCGGCTCGCCAACGGTGGCAAGCAGAAGGCCCAGGCTCATCCGGTGTATCGGCTGCTGCACATGCAGCCCAATCCTTGGCAGACGGCCCAAGAGTTCCGCGATTGGATGACGGGTATGTACCTGCACTACGGTGCGAGCTACGCCGAGATCCGCCCAGGTGCTCGAGGTGCCGTCTCGGAACTGTGGCCGCTGCACTCGTCTCGGATGGAAGCCGAGCGGCTGGAGAACGGCACGGTGCGGTACAAGTACCGCGAGCCGAATGGCCGCCAAACGATCTACTCGCAAGAGCAGATCTTCTGCCTGCGGTTCACGACCGAGGACGGCATCAAGCCGATCCCCACGTACAAGATCTTTCAGAACGCCATCGGGCTGGCCCAGGCGTTGGAGGCCCATGGCAGCACGTACTTCGGCAACGGTGCCCGGCCCGGCATCGTGCTGGAGAGCGACAACCCGATCCCGGCCGAAGCGGCCGAGCGGCTACGCGAGCAGTGGGAGCGGATGCACCGGGGGCCTGATCGTGCACACCGCACGGCTGTGCTACCGAATGGCGTGAAGGCTCACGAGCTCAGCGGCAGCAACGAGGCGGCCCAGTTTCTTGAGACGCGGCAGTATCAGGTGATCGAGATCTGCCGTGCGTTCCGTGTGCCGCCGCACATGATCCAAGACCTGACCCGCTCGACGTACAGCAACATCGAGGTGCAAGGCACCGAGTTTGTGCAGCACTGCCTGCTGCCGCATCTCAAGCGGTGGGAAGCCGCGATCAGCCGCGACCTCATCGTGGATGATGAGCGGTATTTCGCTGAGCACAACGTCAACGGGCTGCTGCGTGGCGACCACACAAGCCGGGCAGCGTTCTACGTGTCGGCGCTCCAGAACGGCTGGATGACGATCAACGAGATCCGCGAGGCTGAGAACCTCAACCCCATCGGCCCTGACGGCGACCGCCACTTCGTGCAACTCAACATGACCACGCTGGACAAGATCGGCCAGGAGCCGCCGGCACCGGCTCCGATGCCTGAGCCGGCTGTCGAAGCCGAGGACAGCCCAGAAGACAATGCCGAAGACCAGGCCGAAGAGGAGGACGCAACCGATGGAACTTGAACGCCGCTGCCTTGCCTTTGAGGAAGTGCCCGAGGCCGAGCTCACGATTGAGACGCGGGCCAACGGCACGCAGGTGCTCGTCGGCTACGCCGCCGTCTACAACCGCTTCAGCCTGCCGCTGCGGGAAGGCGGCTCGCAGTTCCGCGAGATCATCCTGCCGGGGGCGTTCGACAAGATCCTCAACCGCCAGCGTGGCAAGCAGGACGTGGTGGCTTTGCTGAACCACAACAGCGACCTCATTCTGGGCCGCTCTTCGTCGGGCACGCTGGAACTCTCCAGCGATGACAAAGGCCTGCGGTACGTGGTGACGCCGCCTGATACGCAGGTGGGGCGAGACACGCTCGAGCTCGTCCGCCGTCGTGACCTGCGTGGCAGCTCGTTCGCATTCTCCGTGGACACCAAGTCTGGCGAGCGGTGGTCCAGTGACGAACAGGGGGCCGTGCGTGAGATCCGCGAGGTGGCGTCGTTGGTGGACGTGTCCGTAGTCCTGACGCCTGCCTACCCTGCGAGCAGCGTGACCGTGGCCATGCGTTCCTACGAAGCGTGGCTGGCATCGCAGACCGAGCCCACGCCCGAGCCTGCGGCCCAGGCGGATCGTTCGCGTTCGGCCCTGCGGGGCGTCGCCGCCGCCTGGGCTGCTTCTCTGAGGCTTCGCAATGGCTGACGCCCGCTGTACGTGCGGCGAGAAGTTGCGGTGCCGTTCCAGCCGCCCATGCGGTGACGAGCGGCAGCGGTATCTCCGTTGCCCGCGATGCGGTGCTCGTGCTGTGGCGTTTGTAAAAACAACACTTTCCGAAGTGCGGTTCTGCAAGAGGGATGCCCGCTAGTGCGACTGTGGACTTCATCGGCAATACCGCCGGCGGAGACATCACACAGTGGACAACCTCAAGAAGCTGCAGGACGAGGCCGTTGCCCTCGCCAACCGGATCGACGCCGTGCGGGCCATCGAAGGCGACGCGGACAAGATCGCCGAGCGTGACCTCGAGCTCGAGACGCTGACGGCCGACGCCGCCAAGCTCGCCAAGAAGATCGACTTCGAGAAGTCGGTCACCGAGTCGGCGAAGAACCTCCGCAGCGTCGTGGACCGCTGCACCCCGGCTCCCGAGGTGCGTGCCGACGAGCCGAAGGCTCGCATCGAGGCGGTTCCGTTCCGTGGCAAGCTCAAGGCTTTCCGCTCGCACGAGGACGCCTTCAAGAGCGGCATGCAGCTGAAGGCCACGCTTCTCCGCGACGCCGACGCGAAGCGGTGGTGCGAAGACGCCGGCATCGAGGTGCGTGCCCAGGGCTCCACGGGCTCGACCACGGGGGCGGCGTTCGTGCCGGACATCCTCCTGTCCGACACCGTGCTGCGTCTTGTCACCGAGAACTCGGCCTTCGCGTCGAACGCTCTGAACATTCAGATGCCGAGCGACGTGGTGCTCGTCCCGAAGCGGACGGCCGGGGCGACCGTGAACTGGCAGAACGAGAACGTGGCGATCACCGACAGCGACCCCACCTCGACCCAGGTGACGCTGACGGCGAAGAAGTGCACGGCTGCCACCAAGATCGCCAACGAGCTGCTCTCGGACGCGGTCAACCCGGCGGCCTACGCCGACTGGATCGCGGCCGAGCTGGCCCTGTGCCTGACCAACGCGATCGAAAACATCGCGTTCAACGGCAACTCGGGTTCGGCTCCGAGCGTGGCTGGCATCCTGACCAGCAACGGCATCCTCGCGGGCTCTTCGGCGACCTACGCCGCGAGCCTGGTGACGGCTGCCGGCGACACGCCGGATGAGGTGACCAAGGCGAACCTGCTGCGGATGATGGCCCTGATGCCCTCCCACAGCCAGAACGGTGCGAAGTGGTACGTCTCGCCGTACTTCTTCGCGGATTGCATGCAGGCCCTCGACGCCGCCCAGGGCGGTTCGGTCGGTCTGACGCAGGGCCTGGGCCTGACCTTCATGGGCAAGCCCGTGGTGCTCACCGACGAGATGCCTGGTGCCGGCGACCAGACGGGCAACGTGATGGCTCTGTATGCCAACTTCGCCAACGCGGCGATCTTTGGCACCCGCCAGGGCATCGACCTTGCCTCGAGCTCCGAGGTGGCTTTCCTGAGCGACCAGACGGTGCTGCGTGCGACCGCCCGCGTGGCGATCGCGTGGCACACGCTGGGCAGCGACACGGTCGCCGGCCCGGTCATCGCCCTCAAGGGTGCGTGAGCCTGACGGCTTGACGTGATGTGCAAACTGGGCGGGCCGCTCCACAACGGGGCGGCCCGCTCTTGTTTGCGAGGTGCCCATGCTGGTTCGCGTCGGCGGCACGGAGGTTGACATCCGTGTGGAAGCCATCCTGTCGATGCCCAGGTTGAGTTTTACGGCCAATCATTTCGCCTGGGCTCAGGCACTCATGCCGCTTGGCATTCGCCCCACAATGGGCACTGGAGCCTTCTGGAGCCAGGTGAACACGCGGGTGATGGAGCAGTTCATCGACAAGGCCGAGTATTTGCTGGCCATCGACTACGACACGTTCTTCACTAAGGAAGACATCGAGCACCTCTTCGCCTTGGCGATGACGTTTCAATGCGACGCCATCACCGGCCTGCAGACGAAACGGGAAGACGGCCGCCCGATGCTCACGCTGAAGGGCATGCTGGACAACCCGCCACCTGACGGCAGCACCAAGGTTGATAAGGCGTGGTTTGCCGAGCCGGTGCAGGAAGTGGACTCGGCCCACTTCGGGCTGACTGTCATCAGCACGGCCGCACTGAAGCGGTGCAAGAAACCGTGGTTCTGGAGCAAGCCCGGCCCTGACGGCTCGTGGCATGAAGGCCGCGTCGATGATGACATCTGGTTCTGGAAGAACTGGCGAGAGAGCGGCAACAAGGTCTACGTCTCGCCCCGCGTCGTGCTCGGCCACGGCGAGTACGTGGTGACGTGGCCCGGTAAGAACCTCAGCAGTCCTGTTTTCCAGTGGGCCACGGAGTTCACGAACACGCTGAAACGCCCCGAGTCTGCATGGAGTGTCCCGCAATGAGGAAACTGAAGTTCACCCGCTCGTGGCGTGGCTACCGCAAGGGCCAGGTGGTGGAGATCGCCGGCGGCCTGGCGGCCCAGCTGCTCGCCCAGCGGGTGGCAGTCGAGGACAGCCAGCAGACGCTGATCGAGACGGCCGCCATCGAGCACGACGCCGAGACGGCAGACGCCACGCCCAGGAGACGAGGACGCCGTGCAGTATCGAAGCCTGACTCGTCAGACGCCGCCAGCCGTTGAACCCGTCACGCTCGCCGAGGCTAAGGCCCATCTGCGGGTGGATACCAGCGACGATGACACCTACATCGGAACGCTGATCACGGCGGCCCGCGAGTGGTGCGAGCAGTACCTTGATCGCACGCTGGTGCATACCCAGTGGGTGATGCGGTTCGACAAGTTCCCCGACAGCGGCATTCATCCTGTCGAACTGCCACGGCCGCCAATGGTGGCGAGTGGAACCGCCACGGCCGTCACGGTGACGTTCACGCAGGAAGCAGGCACGACGAGCACCTACAGCACGGCCGAGTACCGGGTGGACCGGAACGCCACGCCTGGGGCCATCCTGCCGATCTACGGCAGCACGTGGACGCCGCACCGTCAGGATGACAACGCCATCAGCGTAACGTGGTGGGCCGGCTACGGGGCGAGCGGCTCGAGCGTCCCGGCGGCGATCCGGCACGCGATGCTCATGCTCATCGGCACGTGGTACGAGCGGCGTGCATCGGCCGACAACGCCGGCGGCAGCGAGGTGCCGTTCGGCGTTAAGTCCCTGCTTGACTCGCAACGCTGGGGCTCTTACCGATGATCGACGCCGGCAAGCTCCGCGAGCGTGTCACGGTGCAGATCGCAAGCGGCACGACTAACGCCCTCGGCGAGCAGGTGCTGTCGTGGAGCAACTCGTCCGCCGTGTGGGCCAGCGTTGAAGGCGTCTCGGCCCGCGAGGCCCTTGCGGCTGGCCAGCAAGACACGACGATCACGCACCGGGTGCGAATGCGGCATCTGCCTGGGCTTACGCAGCGTGACCGCTTTGCGTGGCGGAACCGCACGCTCAACATCGTCAGCCTGCTTGAGTACGGCAACCGCAGCGAACACGTAGCCATCTGCGAAGAGGTGACGTGATGGCACGAATTGTTCGCGGGACTGGCGTGGTGTTTCCGCAGATCAAGCAAATCCGCTCGCTGCTTCAAGATTACCCAAAGTCGATTCGGCGCAAGTACATGAA